ATTACCAGCAACACCGGAAGAGAAAGCAAAGCAGCTACCAGAACCAACAGGCTACCATATACTATGTACGATTCCTGAAGTTGAGGCTAAGTACAGTACTGGGTTGTTAAAGTCTGATGTTTCAATGCGGCACGAAGAAGTACTAAGTACCGTGTTCTTTGTGATGGCGTTGGGCCCAGATGCGTATGCAGACAAAACACGCTACCCGTCAGGACCTTGGTGCAAAGTAGGTGATTTTATTCTAGCCAGACCAACTTCAGGTACTCGATTGAAGATACATGGGCGCGAGTTTAGGATCATGAACGACGATAGCGTGGAAGCTGTAGTAGAAGATCCAAGAGGCATTTCACGCGCATAGTGCAAATTTGTATTAATGGCAGTCACGTAGCCACACATAAGGAGTATTAAAATGTCCATAGAGAAACCGGGACAAGACGAGTTTGAGTTCCCTGACGAAGCGGAACAAGTTGTAGAAAAGGAAGTAGTAGATGAGCTAGACATAGAGGTAGAAGACGATACCCCTGCAGCAGATCGTGGGCGGCAACCGTTACCTAAAGAGTTAGTCGATGAGCTTGAGAAAGATGAGCTTGAAGAATACTCAGACAAGGTAAAAAATCGTCTTAAACAGATGAAGAAGGTCTGGCACGACGAGCGCCGTGAAAAAGAACGGGCAATGCGTGAACAGAACGAGGCTATGGCTTTTGCTAAGCGTATGCTGGAGGAGAATAAGAAACTCAAGACAACATTGTTTGAGGGCGAGAAAACTTACTTAGATACGTACAAGGCATCAACGGAACTCGAACTAGGGGTAGCCAAAAAACAGTATAAAGATGCTCTTGAAGAAGGAGATTCTGACGGTATCGTAGAAGCTCAGAGCAAATTAAACGAAGTAAACTATAAGATTCAAAAAGCTAGAGAATATGTACCTTCTTTACAGGAAACAGATAGTAGTGTATATAGTGAAGCAACACCTTCTAGAGTAGTACCAGAGCCGGACTCAAAGGCCCTAGCGTGGAAGGACAAGAATACTTGGTTCCAACGTGATGAAGAAATGACGGCGTTGGCATTAGGACTGGAGCAAAGATTAGTACGGGAATATGGCCCTCAGTTTGTGGGCACAGATAAGTACTGGAACACCATTGATGAAACAATGCACAAAAGATTCCCAGAGTATTTTGGGGTCGAAGAAAAAACGACGACCGGGGGCGGCAGGCCCGATTCGCGCACAGGAACAAGACCAGCCACTGTAGTTGCTCCAGCGACACGCAGTACATCCTCCAAGCGGATAAAACTAAATGCGTCGCAGATGGCATTAACTAAGAAACTAGGAATAACTCCCGAAACTTATGCTAAGGAGTTTTTAAAGACATCTAAGGAGAATAACTAAAATGGCTATAAATAGACTTGCACGCGAACTTGATACCCGTATTACCACGGAACGTCCCCAGCAGTGGGCACCGCCTGAGTTGTTACCTGAACCAGATAAACAACCGGGATACTGTTATCGTTGGATTCGTGTCTCCACACTTGGACGCTCAGACCCACAGAACCTCTCAGTAAAAATGCGAGAAGGTTGGGAGCCCGTCAAAGCTGAAGAACAACCTAAGTTCTCACTGTTAGTAGATCCGAATAGTCGCTTTAAAGACAACATCGAGATCTCCGGGTTATTGCTCTGTAAGACACCTGAAGAATTAGTACAACAGCGTAATGATTATTATGCCGACGTTACTAAGAAACAGATGGAGTCGGTAGACAATAGCTTTATGAAACAGAATGACCCACGGATGCCTCTCTTTAATGAGAAAAGATCCACGGCGTCGTTTGGAAAAGGACGTTAACTTTAACTTTTTTAGGAGTTTAATATGGCTTACCCTAGCGTAGCTGGGCCTTATGGGTTTCTACCTATAAACCTGATTGGCGGTCAAGTGTTTGCGGGTTCTACCCGTAACATGGAAATTGCAGTTGGATACAACACCAATATTTTTTACGGTGACTTTGTAAAGAGAGTTGTTGGTGGCACGATTGAGAAAGATACTGGAACTACTGCTAACACACCTGCTGGCGTGTTCTTGGGATGTTTCTACACCGCAGCAAATGGTACACCTACCCGTTCGCAGTACTACCCAGCATCACAAACTGTTGTTTCAGGCACTAAGATCTATGCGATTATTGCAGATGATCCTGACACCCTGTTCAAAGTAGCAGTTTGTTCAAGCGGCGTAGTAATGGCAACGGTTACACAAAATGCACTTGGTACCAATATGTCGGTTCTGGCAACTGCTGGAAGTACAACCACAGGTAACTCAGCATATTCAGTGTTGAGCTCTTCACCTGCGGCTACTAACACGTTCCCAATTCGGGTTATTGACCTTGTTCCTGAAACATCACCAACACCAACGACCTACTCAGAATTGATCGTTAAGATCAACTTTGGTATCCATCAGTATAACAACGCCACTGGTCTGGCTTACGCCTAAAAGGAGCAATTAAATGGCTATTTCACGTGCACAGATGCTTAAAGAGCTCCTCCCGGGGCTGAATGTATTGTTCGGTAACGAATATGAGCGATACGGCGCAGAACACAAAGAGATCTACGAAACTGAGACCTCTGAGCGTTCATTTGAAGAAGAAACCAAGTTGTCAATGTTCTCTGCAGCTCCAGTCAAGAACGAAGGCTCAGCCATCGCTTACGACAATGCTCAAGAAGCTTGGACTTCACGTTACAACCACGAAACCATCGCCCTTGGCTTTTCGCTGACGGAAGAAGCAATCGAAGATAACCTCTACGATACTTTGTCCTCACGTTATACCAAAGGTCTGGCTCGTGCTATGAGCTACACCAAAGAAACCAAAGCTGCTGCGGTCCTGAACAACGGATTTAGCGCCAGTTACATTGGTGGTGACGGAGTTGCATTGTTCTCTTCTTCACACCCATTGGTTTCTGGTGGCGTCAATGCTAACCAGCCTTCAACCCCTGCTGACTTGAATGAGACTTCTTTGGAAGCCGCCGTTATTCAAATCGCTGCTTGGACTGATGAGCGTGGTCTGTTGATCGCTGCTAAGCCACGCAAGCTAGTTGTTCCTCCTGCGTTAATGTTCGTTGCAACCCGTCTTCTGGAAACAGAACTGCGTACCGGAACTGCTGACAACGACATCAATGCCTTGAAGAACAATGGTTCGATTCCTGAAGGTTACTGTGTAAACCACTTCTTGACCGATACCAATGCTTGGTTCCTAACCACCGATGTCCCTAACGGCCTGAAGCACTTCATTCGCGCCCCACTAGGTACCTCGATGGATGGGGATTTCGATACGGGCAACGTAAGATACAAGGCTCGTGAGCGTTATTCTTTTGGTTGGTCGGATCCGCTTGGAATGTTTGGTTCAGCAGGTGCATAAGTAGTAATAAGTAACAATGGATTAGGGGGCTTCGGCCCCCTTTTCTTTTTCTTGACAGCTATGTTTAGAAGTGGTAAAAACATAATAACCAAGAACCCCGACTCATACAGACTGGCTTGGCAGACGTTATAGAGACTGTATGGGCATGTGCTATAACACAAAGGAAATAATATCATGGCAAAAACTACTTTTTCGGGCCCAGTGCGGTCTGGATATCAAGGCGGCGACGCAAGCTCACAAGGACCTTTAACTCCAGTTACTGTTAACTCTGGTTCAATAGCTGAAATAAATACCGGCTCTGGAGCATATGGTTTTTATACACGTATCGAGCCAACCGCAGGTTTTGGTTCTAGCGACTATCTACTTCCGGGTGAAGCATATGGTGTGTTTGGGCGTACTCAAACTGGTACGCCGTTTGCTACAACCCCTACAACAACTTTTAACCATATTACCGGTGTAGCTGGTAATTTTGCGGTTATTGGTTCATATGCTAATAATGGTTTGATGTCCGGCGTAATGGGTATTATTAATACCAACACTTTATCTGGTGATGCCGCTGTTATGGCGTTTATGCAGGGTGACTCTGGTGTTACGACTTGCCGTGCAGCATTTGGTGTTGCAATGGCTCAAACCACAGCAGGTTCTGGCTTTACATACGGTCTGGACTTGAAGATGCAAGACCCCGTTGCTGATGCTGGTGGCCCTTCTGGAGTTATAGCGTATAAAACGGCTGAGATTCGCCTAGCTAATGATGCTGCCGCTGCTCCTGTTGTTATCAAGGTAGGTAATTTTGTTGATGGTGCCGCTTCTGGTGTAGGCAAAGGTTCGTTAGGTATTGATTCTACCGATGGACTATTGTTTGTATCTGATGCTTCTGGCAACTGGCAGGCTGTTACTGTCTAATGTTGACTCATGAAGATCCAGAGGTGGCTACAATTGTGGCGCTTCTGGAGGCCCAAAGAGACTACGCAATGGGACATGCCGCCAAACTTGCTAAAGAAAATGCTGAGTTAATAGCAAAGATTAGCAGACTTGAGGCATCTAAACCGGCGTAGTCTTACCCTACATCTAGGAGATTAATTATGCAGTATGATATTTTAGCGTCGGCCCCGCTAGTCACTACAGGTCAGGTTACTGATAACGCTGGTAGCCCCAATGCTTTAACTAGGTTGCGTATAAAAGGGCTGTATTTTGTAAGTGGTGCTACTGCAGGATCAGTTGTTTTTAGAGACGGTGGATCAGGTGGAAAAGTATTGCTAACTATGAATACACCCGCTTCTGCTGCTAGTGGCTCAAATTACATCATTATGCCCGGGGAAGGGATTTTAGTAGACACAAACCTTCACGGAACTGTAACTACTACAGCTTCTGTAGTTGTCTTCTACGGATAAGGAGTTTTAAATGAGCGACAAGAAGAAGAAAACAAAGTTTCCTAATAGGAAGGACGATAAGTACTTTCCAGACCAAGAAAAAGCTCCTTCTCCTGATGAGGGATATAGAGGTAAAAAAGATCCTTTAGATAAGGTTAAAGATGTAGCACATAAGGTAGCAGACAAGATGATTGAGGCTAAAGCTGCTGGAGTGCCTACTCCGACTGTAGCCCCTGCTGCGATAACCCCACCACCAGCTATGCCAGCAGCACCACGGCAAATGCCCCCACCAGCAATGCCAGTAGCACCACGGCAAATGCCTATGATGAAGAAAGGTGGTTCAGTTAAAGCTGCAGCTTCACGTATCAAATCTTCAGCTTCTCGTCGTGCTGATGGCGCGGCTCAACGTGGTAAAACTAAAGGACGGACTCTATAATGAAAAAATGTGCAACTGGCGGTATGATGAAGAAGATGGCTGGCGGCGGTATGTCTAAGGATTTGGCTGAACACGCTGGTAAACCTGCTTCTAAAGCCCACAAGGGTCTTAAAGCTGGTGGCTTTGTTCGTGCTGCTGATGGCGTGGCTAAGAAAGGTAAGACCAAGGGTAAAGTCTTATAATGAGACCGTCCCGGGGTATGGGGGACATCATGAAGTCCAAGATGCCCAAGGGTAAGAAGGGCGGTTGGATTAAGGATGCTATCAAGAAACCCGGGTCCTTACGTAAGTCACTAGGGGTTAAGGCAGGGGAAACTATCCCAGCTAGTAAGTTAGCTAAAGCCGCTAAAGCCCCGGGTAAACTAGGTCAAAGAGCAAGGTTGGCTGAAACTCTGAAAGGCTTCAAGCATGGCTAAGACTCCCGCGAAGAGTAAAGTTAACGCTGCTGGTAATTACACAAAGCCTACTCTTCGCAAGAAGATTGTGTCTCAGGTAAAGGCAGCAGCAACTCAGGGTACTGGTGCAGGAGAATGGTCGGCTAGAAAGGCACAGCTTGTAGCCAAGAAGTACAAGGCAGCAGGTGGGGGCTACAAAGATTGAAAGCGCCACAGAAATCCTTAAAAGATTGGGGTAAGCAAGACTGGACTACCAAAAGTGGCAAAAAGTCTTCTGATACAGGTGAGCGATACCTTCCAAAGGCGGCAATAAAGTCTTTAAGCCCAGCGGAGTATGCAGCAACCACCCGTGCAAAACGTGCAGGTAAGGCGGCAGGTAAGCAGTTTGTGGCTCAACCCAAGACTATTGCAAAGAAAACAGCGGGGTACAGATAATGGCTAAGACTCCTGCATGGACGCGAAAAGAAGGCAAGTCTGAAAAAGGTGGCTTAAATGCCAAGGGTAGG